CGGGGTGTTTTCTCTGAACCTCAACAACCCTCGTTCGAACTCCAGTAACAACATCGGCTTCCGTGCTGCTCTACTCTCATTGTCAGAAGTTATAAGCTTAAGGGCTTATATCCAGTACAGAGAGTGTAAAGGGGTTCATTTCCTTGCCTTATAGGCAAAAAACTTTATTACCATGGAAGCAGCTAGTAGCTTTTTAGTGAAGGATGCTACACATGGTATATTACTTAAGTAAAGGTGGCAGATATGAAAAGAATAAAGAATATCTATCCTGAAATATATGACTTTGAAAATCTTTATAAATCATATCTAGAAGCTAGAAAATCAAAAAGATTTAGAAGTGATGTATTAGAATTTGCTGCTAATCTAGAAGAAAATTTAATTGAGATACAAAATGAGCTTATATGGAAAACCTATGAGGTTGGAAGATATAGAGAGTTCTATGTATATGAACCGAAAAAACGGCTTATTATGGCTCTGCCTTTCAAAGATAGGATAGTTCAGTGGGCAGTATACAGAAAAATATTCCCTATATTCGATAAGCAGTTTATAAATGATTCATATGCTTGCAGAAAAGGCAAAGGAACACATAAAGCTGCAGATAGGCTCCAATATTGGCTTAAAAAAGTATCAAGAAAACCTCAAAAATGGCACTATCTTAAGCTAGATATATCAAAGTATTTTTATAGGATAGACCACAGTGTATTAATGGATATCCTCGAAAGAAAAATAGCTGACAAAGACCTACTTTGGCTACTAGATAAAATCATAAATAGTGAAGACATGAAATTTGGACTACCTTTGGGAGCAGATCCTGATGAAGTATCTGATGATGATAGACTTTCTGATGTAGGTATTCCTATAGGAAATCTGACATCACAGATGTTTGCAAATCTCTATCTGAATGAGCTGGACCAGTATTGTAAACATAAGTTAAGACTTAAATACTATATCCGGTACATGGATGATGTCATAATACTCCACTCTGACAAGAAATATTTACACGATGCAAAAGCAGAGATAGAGAGATTTTTAAATGAAAATCTTAAACTTCATCTAAATAATAAGACTGCTATTAGGCCAATAAATACCGGCATTGAATTCGTTGGCTTTAGGATATGGCCAACCCATAGAAAGCTCAAAAAGAAAACAGCTCTTAAGATGAAAAAGAGAATTAAATATATCAAGAAAGCTTATGAAAGGGGTGATATAGACTTTGAAAAAGTAAATGGAACTATGCAGAGCTACTTTGGGATTATGAAACATTTTAATAGTTATAAGCTTAAAAACAAACTGCTAAGTGAGTTTGTTTTGATAAGAAAGCCATAAACTACATGTATATTTGACAGAAAGAAGGTGTATCATGGAACAATTTACACAATATATTGATAGAGCTGTAAGTGGAACTAAACCACTTTGGGGAACGGCAATAGCGACACTGTGTTATATAATGTTTCCTGAAAAAGCTTATCAGACAGCTGCGTTAGCAGTTGGAGGAGCTATATTACTAGATATCTTCACTAAATACATTGCACTTTCATACCAAAGTCGTGGATTAAGAAATGCTATAAAACAACGAAAAATATTCAGCAAAACTTTGTGGGAAGGCACTAGAATCAAGCTAGTGTCTTATTTAGTTATAGCAATTCTTGCTGGACTTAGTTATAGAGTTACGATGCTTACACAAGTAAGTGTATTTTTGGCTACAGTGGTTTACTCAGTTATATTTCTTAGAGAAGCTCAGTCTATAATTGAAAATCTTATTGATGCAGGGGCAGATCTAAAGTGGCTCCTAATTTGGACAAAAAGAAAGCAAGAACAGATACTAGAGAACGATATTAAAGAAAATGTATCGAATGGAAGTGATAATGTTGAAAAAATTTGAGATTATTTCAGTTGATGATTTAATTAAAAGATTAGAGAATTACACATACAACCAATTGCACATTCATCACACATGGAAACCAGATCATTCTAATTTCAATGGCAACAATCATATCCAACTACAACAAGGTATGTATAATTATCATACAAAACAACTAGGCTGGAGAGATATAGGCCAACATGTAACATTAATGCCAGATGGTACATTTGTCACAGGTAGAGATTTCTCGCAAACACCTGCAAGTATAAGAGGATGGAATGTAGGAGCTTTTGCAGTTGAAATGCTTGGGAATTTTGACAAGGATAGAGACAAGCTTAGAGGAAAACAGAAGGAAAGCATACTCAGACTATCAAAGTATTTTGGAGAGAGGTTTGGATACAACAGTATAAAGTTCCACAGAGAAGGTCCTGGAGTATTTAAAACGTGTCCAGGCTCATCAATAAATAAAGATGATTTTATAAAGGAGGTTAAATCAGTGGGTAAAGTTTTTACAGACGTAGATGATAATAGGTGGTCAGCTAGTTATATTGAAAAAGCGTACAAATTAGGGTTAATCAAAGGTAATGGAGATGGAACATTTAATCCAGAAGGACCATTGACCAGGGAGCAGGCAGCTGTATTAATGGTAAGGTTGTATGAATTAATTAAGGAGGGTGAATAATGAATAGTGAAGCTATTATCCAAATAGGAACAATAATTATTGCTCTTATCGGAGCTGCAATAACTTATGTTGTAGTACCTTATGTGAAGAGTAAAACAACTTCAGAACAGTACAAAATGATTGAGTTTTGGGTTCGTGTAGCAGTTCAAGCTGCAGAACAATTATTCAATCAACCAGGAATGGGCGAGCAGAAGAAACAATATGTGCTTAATTTCCTATCAGATAAAGGAATTAAGATGACAATGAAGCAGTTAGATGCATTAATCGAAGCAGCTGTCCAGGAGCTAAACAAAGGAAAGCTTCTTTCTAGTTCGAATTAATCGGAAGACTAGGGCCAAATACAAAGGTCCTAGTCTTTTTTTATTTCCACCAATTCTCCTATATCGCATCCAAAATACTCTGCAAACTTTTCTAATGTTCTAAGAGTTACATATTCATTTTTATTTATTTTAGCAATAACATCGTTAGATACCCCTATTTCTTTTCTAATATCCTGCCATTTTAAACCTCTCTCAATAACTTTTTCTCTCAATCTCTTATATGTTATCATTTGCAACCCCCCTTATTACTACATTTTATTTTATTACATAGATGTGGGCTTGTCTATATTTCTCGGTGTTTATGAAAAAATATAGATAAAATCGGAATACCGGACAAGTAATACTGCATAAAATTAAACAAAGTTAAAAAAGTTTAAACACATAACTTAAACAAATTTAAAAATGTTTAAAAGGGGTGGTGAAATGCTACTAGGTATCGACAAAGGTACTACCTACACAAAGACAGATAAAAAACTTTGTATTAGAAGCACAATAAGAAAATATAAAGATAATGATATTATGCTTAATGATGAAAAGATACTATTTGAAATGGGTGGACAGAAGTGGATAGTAGGAGAAAAAGGGAATTACTCAACTAGGAGAAGCTCCAATACCAAAAACTAATAAGATGGGTAGAGTTTACTGGCCAAATAATAAAAATATACTTGCACTGCCTAAGATAATTATTGGCCCTATGGGAGCCGGGAAAGATGAGTACACTATCAATTTTAGTGTAAATGCAGCTAAAAAAGGTGATGGATTAATCATATTTGACTATATTAAAAACTGTGAAATGACCAATAGAATAGCAAAACACGTTAATAACCCTATAGTAATTGATTTATCTAAAAAAGAAAACATATGTGCATTAGCATATCCGGAGGTTGAAATACCAGATGATGATTGGGGCAAATTAGAAGTTGCCAATATGATGTCGAGGCAAGTAGAATACTTAATAAATTCTCTTTCTGAAGAACCACTGTCACCAAGGATGTGTAGATACCTCGATGCAGCTTCAAAAGTTGTTTTTATACACGAAGATGCTAAAGTTATGCATGTAATTGAAGTTCTGACTAATTGGAAGACAAGAAACGAATATATAAGAAAAGCTAAGTATTCAGGAATATTCAAAGAAAATGATATAGAACTCGTTGATTTGGATAGCCTACATGATAGAGATAGCTCAGGAAAGATAGTAGGTACTAGGGAATCAAGAATTGAAGGTATAATGGATAGAATTAATATATTGATGAAAGATATATATCTTAGAGCTATGGCTAATGCCGAGATAAATCATGATCATAATTTTAAAAAGTGGATGGATGAAGGAAGAACTGTTTTGATACAACTTCCTGAAAGCAAGTTCACAAATAAACAAGTTAAAGATACTATTGTTACCTACTTTATGTCTAGAGTTTGGTTTGCTACTTTGCAAAGGAAAAATCATGATAGAGTATGTCACGTCATTACTAATGAGACTCACCAGGTTCCAACTGCAGCTAAACTGATAAGCAATATTATCACAGAACCTCGCAAATTCGGTGTAGATTTCTATTTTACTATCCACTACTTGAAGCAGTTCAAATTATTACACGATGCAATCAGGAGTGCTGGAGCTTCATATATGCTTTTAGCCGGAACTGAAAAAGAAAACCTAAAAGAATTGGAGGAAGAACTAAAGCCTTTCACTATAAGTGAAGGTTTGAACCTAAAGCCATTCCACAGCCTTAATATTGTAAACTATGGAAATCAGTATGCTAAATTTGTAAGTAAATTACCTAAACCTAT